ACTTTAACGGATGAAGAACAGAAAAAATTCAGAGATCTAAAAGTTCAGCAATTAGTTTTAAGTGCGGAATACAATAAGAAAAGCGCAGATGCTGATAAAAAGGCGGCTGATGAAGCAAAGAAGAAACGTGATGAAGCGAACAAACAAGCCATTGAGGATAAAAAGAACGCGGACAAAATGTTGCTTGATTTGCAGAATCAAAAGGCGTTAGCTGAAATTACTTCTGAAGATGATAAGGCTAAGAAACAAGCTGAGATAAATAACAATGCCAGGATCGCTGAAATCAATGCTTTAAAGATTGATATAAAAACCAAGAATGAGTTAAAAAATGCAAGTGAAGCCACATATCAGTTAGAACTAAAGGCGATTGATGACAAAATAAAAGAGGATAAATTACAGAAGGATAAAAAATTTGAGGAGGATTTACAAGCTACTTTATCAGAGGCGCGTATTGCTGCATTTAAGGAAGGCAAGGAAAAGGAAATCGCAGCCTTGGATGAAAAAATGCTTGAGGAAACTAAAAAAATCCTTAACAATGCAGATTATACGGAACAACAAAAAGGGTTATTAGTTGCTGCGTTAAGGAGTAAATATGGTGCAGATGTTGCGGCGATTGATAGCAAATTTTTAAAGGAAGCTAATGATAAGGAGTTTGAAAGGTTTAAAGATATTACCAACAATGAAAACCTATCTTTTGCAGCCAGAAAAAAAGGCGTAGATGATGCTTTAGCATTAAACAGAAAGTTATTTAAAGAAGGTAAAATTGATAGTGTTGCATATACCAAAACTGAAAAGGAATTATCTGAGGGCAGAATTGAACTGAGTAAAAAAGAAGCAAGTTCCAGAGCCGAGAATGCACAGAAAATCAGCAGTACGTTAAAGAACGTAGCTAAAGCAATCGGAGAGCATACAGTTGCAGGAAAGGCGGCTGCTATTGCGGCGGTTACAATCGACACTTATATGTCAGCGACTGCGGCGTTCAAATCTTTGGCTGGTATTCCGGTAGTTGGTCCGGTACTTGGAGGTATTGCGGCGGCAGCGGCGGTTGTTGCTGGATTGAAAAATGTTAAGTCTATTTTGGCGGTAAAAACTCCTCCAGTTCCTGGCGGATCGTCAGAGCCTGGATTCATTGACATACCTTCTCCTGGTGGTGGTGTTAGTTCGATGGGTGGCGGAGGTTCGATCCCTACGATTGACCAAATGGGTACTCCAGATTTAGGCGGTGGCGGTGGCGGTGGTGTTGATCGTGCCTCAGGAGATACGATAGTCAGAGCATACGTTGTTGAAACCGATATTACGAATACTCAGAGCAGGATGCAAGAGATTGAAAACAGAGCAAGGTTTGAATAAATGATAAATTTTTAATTAAAAGCTATTTATAAACATGAATACAGAAATCCCTATTTATATGCTTGACATTACGGATAGCATTGAAGATGATTCTCAGGTTGATTTTATCGCATTGGTAGATCGACCAGCAATACAAAGGAATTGGAACGCATTTAATAAAACTCAAAAATTTGAAGTCACTAATGAAGATCGTAGGATCATATCTGGTGCTATTATGTTGGCTGATACGCCTATTTTTAGATCTGATAATACTTATGGCGATTATTATGTGGCTTTTAGTGCGGACACTATTATCAAGATTGTCCAGAAATTTTTTAAAAAAGGATTCCAAAGCAACGTGAATTTAATGCACGATTCCAAGCAACAATTCGAGGGCGTTACATTATTCGAAAGTTTCATATCCGATTCATCCAGAGGGATCATGCCGATGAAAGGATTTGAAGATGCGCCAGAGGGTAGTTGGTTTGGTTCGATGATTGTCGAAAATGACGAAGCTTGGGCAAAAGTAAAGAGTGGCGAAATCATGGGATTTAGTGTTGAGGGATTATTCAGCTACAAACCGAAGGAAGTAAATCAGGTCGCATCATTAGTGGATGCGATCAAGAAAATATTGTCACAAGTTAAGTGATAAACATTGAATTTTTAACTATATAAAAGAAAAGTATGAACCCACAAGAGGCAATTTTAAAAATTAAGGCGTTGTTTGATGACAACATCGCGCCTATTGAAGTTGAAGCTGAAGTTGCACCAATGGTTGAAGAATCAAAGGTTGAAATGGCAGAATATTCTTTAATGGATGGAACTAAGGTTGAAATTTCAGCTTTAGAGATTGGCGGTTTGGTTACCTTAGAAGGCGAACCGGCACCAGTTGGAGATCACGAATTAATGGATGGAACAGAAATCACTTTGGATGAAAATGGTAAGATTACCGCAATCGAAACTAAAGTTGTTGAGGCAAGTCCAGAGGTTGATGTTGAGGCTGGTTACGATAAGAAGAAAGAAGAAGAAATGACTGAGGCATTCAATGCAAAGATTGCTGAGTTAATGGATGCAAATGATGCAAAGATTGCTGAACTTGAAAACAAGGTTAAGCAGGGATTTGCTCAGGTAGCTGAATTGATTGAAGCAATTTCAAGCACTCCGACTGAGGATCCAATCAAGAAGCCAAATAGCTTCAAAGAATTTGTAAAAACAAATAGCATAAAAGAAGAAAGAATTAACAAGTATAGACAAGCAATTTTAAACAATAAAAATTAAAAACGATGGCATTTGACGTATCAGCTTTAGCAGCATACACAGAACAGAACGAAGCCTTATTGGTAACGGATTCAGTTTTAGGCGCAAAAACTGCCGCTTTGATAAAGAGCGCAGGAAACGTAATGATTGGCGTGAAAAGCGCGGAAACAATCAACATAATGGACACAGACGCAATATTCCAAGCTGGTGGTAGCTGCGGATTTACTGCTTCTGGTTCAACAACTTTCACTCAAAGAACTGTGACTGTTGGTAAAATCAAAGTAAATGAGGCACTTTGTCCGAAAGACTTAGAGGCTAAGTATTTGCAGAAGGCTTTACCTACTGGTTCAATGTACGATAGCATTCCTTTCGAGCAAGAATTTGCTGATAAGAAAGCAAAGACAATCGCTTCTCAGTTAGAAACTGCACTTTGGCAGGGAGATACTGATTCAGTTAACGTAAACCTTAACAAGTTTGATGGTTTAGTTAAATTGATCGGTGCTGCAACTGGTCCGGTAGCTGCTAATGCTTCAGGCTTTATCTCTGGTGCGCCAATTAGTGCTGCAACTGGAATCATAGCTACAAACGTAGTTTCAATCTTTGATGGTGTTTATAAGGCAATTCCTGCTCAGGTAGTAGCGGCTGATGATATGACTATCTTCTGCGGTCAAGATGTATTCAGAACTTACACTATTGCATTGAAGAATGCTAATATGTTCAACTACTCTTTTGACGGAAAGGCTGATTCTGAATTTGTATTACCGGGAACTCCAATCAAAGTTATTGCTTTGGCAGGACTAAATAGCACAAGCAAGATTTATGCTTTGAGACTTAGCAATCTATTCTTAGGAACTGACTTGCTAAACGAAGAAGATAAGTTTGAAATATTCTACGCAAAAGAAGCAGATCAGGTTCGCTTTGTATCTGAGTTCAAAATGGGCGTAAACGTAGCTTTCCCAGACGAAATCGTTAAGTTCATTTTATCATAATAATGGGGGGTAAAACCCCCAATTTTTTAAATAATTAAATAAGAAAGATATGGCATGTGCATTAACACAAGGGTATAGCTTAGATTGCAGAGATAGTCTTGGAGGCATTGTCGAAGTATATTTCACAGAAGCAGCAAACGTAACTGCAACAACCGAAGCAAGTGGTGTAATAACTGCTTTGACTAAGGCTGCTGGAAAGCGTTTTTGGAAATATGCTTTAGTAAAAGATACTTCGATGTTTAACCAAACGATGACTGCTTCTGTTGCAAACGGAACTGTTTTCTATGGTCAAGAATTGCAGATCATTTTAAACAAGCTACAAACTAACACAAGAAATGAGTTGCTTTTATTAGCGCAAAACTCTTTAGTTGCAGTTGCAAAAGATAGTAACGGAATTTTCTGGTACCTCGGTAAAACCAGAGGAATTGATATGACTGCAAACGCAGCTTCAACCGGAACTGCTCAAGGAGACAGAAGTGGATTTACATTGACTTTTACTGGCTCAGAACCAGCTTTAGCACCAAGTGTACTTGGAACTGTTGCATCTGCTTTAGAAACTCCAGGATCTTAATTTTTCATAGTAGTGTTTAGGTTAACCGCTGATCGTGATGGTCAGCGGTTTTTTTATTTTGTAAAATTTACATCACTTTGCTATTTAGTGATATATGATCAGGTTAACCAAGGGACAAACACAAATAGTTATATTGACATTGACTGAAAAGCAGTTATTGACTAACCCGAATTATTTATTTGTATTCACGAATCGAAGCGCAAATACAGAGATTAAATTTGTGAGGTTAAACAATACGGATCTAAGCCAGTACAAGGATAGGTACAATGAGTTCAGCTTTGTTACAAATACCAATTTTTCTACTGCATTAAATGGGCAGTATGATTACGTTGTTTATGAGCAAACAAGCACAAGCAATTTAAATCCTGCTGGATTAAATGCTTTGGAATCAGGAATCATGGAATTAGTTGGAACTCCTTTTGAGTTTACGGAATACAATACAACAGACACTTACAAAATAAGACAATAATGGATCTAAGAGTAGTGACATTTGCGGAGGCAAGGCAACCAGAATTTAAAGAAAAGAAAGGCGAAGGATACATTCAGTACGGAGATCGCAACGATTACCCGAATTATTTAGTTGATCTTTT